AAATGTATATTACTGGTAGTAGTGGAGATGAAATAAATGAATACAATTTATCAACAGCTTGGGATATTAGTACAGCCAGTGCTTATCAAGTTTTTTCAGTTTCATCAAAGGAAAGTAATCCATTTGGTTTGCAATTTAGTTCAGATGGAACAAAATTTTATATAACAGGAACTAGTAGTGATGCAATACATCAATATACTTTAACTACTGGATGGGATATAAGCACTGCTAGCTTTACTCACACTTTTTCAGTTACACCACAATCAGAATTTGGTCCAAGAGGTTTATACTTAAAACCTGATGGAACAAAAATTTATATATCAGGAGACAGTGATCAAGTACACGAATATAATATGACAACAGCCTACGATCTTAGTACTGCTAGTTTCAATCAAAGTTTCGATGTATCGTCGGAGATGGACGATCTAAAAGGAATCTTTTTTAAAGATGATGGAACAGAAATGTATCTATCAAACGATTATCCTTTAGACGAAATATATCAATGGAGTCTATCAACAGCATGGGATATTAGTACCGCTACTCTTTATGACAAAACACCTGTAAATCCTTACATTAGAGTTGCAGTTGGTTTCTTTATTAAACCAGATGGATTAGAATTATATGCAACAAGTTCACAAACAGGTATTTCTCAAGTTGTTAACTTAACCTTTGGATTTTAAATAAATGTACATTAAAACAAAAAACAATCAGCCCTATAAGTTCCCTTATACATTTACTGATTTACGAAAAGATAACCCAAACACATCTTTTCCTAAAAACCCTTCAGCTAGTGTATTTGCTGATTACGGTATTCATCCTGTTACAAAAACAGCAGCTCCTGAATGCGATAGCAAAACACATCGTTTACAACAAAATGTAGAACTTATTGACGGTGTTTGGACTCAAACATGGCAATTACAAGAAATAGAAGAAACAGAAGCAAGTTCTAATATTCGAGCTGAACGTAATCAACGTCTTAAAGAATGCGATTGGACACATATGACTGATAGTCCATTAAATACAGAAGACAAGGCTGCGTGGGCTTCTTATCGTGATGCACTAAGAGATATTCCAGAACAAACAGGATTCCCGTATTCTGTTCAGTGGCCTTCAGAACCACAATAAGATTTAAAATAAAAATAGAATAAATCAAATAGATGACAATTAAATTACTTGATGTTGTCAAATATTTTGATAACTTACCGCATCAAATCGATGCGGTAATTTGGCTGCAAGAAAATATTTCAAGTGATGTATTAAAAGAATTTGAAAATAAATGGAGAAAAGAACCTAAAAAAGAAATTAATCTATCTGAAAATAAAGAAGAGATTAATACCTGGGAGGATGTTTATCAAGCAGCAAAGAAAGCTGGTGCAAAGTATCCTGATTGTGTCTGTGCTCAATGGGCACTTGAATCAGGTTGGGGCAAGCATTTCTCTGGTAAATACAATGCATTTGGATTAAAAGGAACAGGATCAACTGTTAATACGAAAGAATTTGTTAATGACAAATGGATCACCATCCAAGCAGGCTTTATTGATTTTCCTGATCTCCAAACTTGTGTTAGTTATCTAGTCGATCGTTGGTACAAAGATTTTGGAGGATTCAAAGGTGTAAATAGAGCCGAGAGTAGAAATGAATGCGCTCGTTTACTTGTACAAGAAGGATATGCAACTGATCCAGATTATGCTGACAAACTCATGCAAATCATGGATCGACAACTCCAAAATTTTGGAGAGAAACCTAGTGACAACCCTCATCACAACAGTTTTGATTCATCAAGTCCATATACATATAAAGTAACGCCACATATTACCTATGGTGAGCTAACACTAAATCAAGAAGCAAGACGTTTTACAAAACAATACCAATGTGAAACAGCAAAGAAGCTTTGTTTATTTTTAGAAAGAGTGCGTAAAAATTTTGGTGACAAACCAATCATTATTACAAGTGCTTCTAGACCAGAACCTATTAATACTGAAGTTGGTGGTGCCAAAAATAGTGAGCACACTTACAGTAATCCATCAAAAGGTGCCATTGATTTTTATGTAAAAGATGTTCCTTTGCTTGATGTACAAAATTGGTGTGACAAAAATTGGCCGTACAGTTTAGGATATGGTGCTGAGAAGGGGTTTATTCACATTGGAATCAGAGAAGAAAGAACTAGAATCCGCTGGAACTATTGAAATGAAAAAGAATAAAGATTATAAAGTACGCGTTAATATTTGTTGGGAAGTTGGAGAAGAAAAAAAATGCGTAACCCTCAGTAAAGACGAGGCTTACGCAACAAGAGAATGGGTTGATGAACAAGGAGGAGTTGTCTTTTGGTTCCAACCTCTACCTGATTAATCAGCGCTGTTTTGCTTTACCAACAACCAGAGCAAGAGTTTCGATTAATTTATAAAGACGAGCAACGATTTTGTCGTCTTTGGGCGTAGGAGTCAAAGCAACAATGGCAGAAGCAGCTGCATGGATGGCCAATGCAACTTCGATGTAACTGTTAATGCGGTCCATAAAAGATACCGTTTATTTTTTATTCTATCGTTTTAGACTTATAAAAGAAAAAAGACTGTGAATCCTCATCAATATCTGGCTTTAAATAATAATTGTGGCGTAAAATCCATTTCTTCCAAACTCTAAACTGCTTTGCTGGTAGAGCAGATTCACAACGAAAAAAGACAGAATCTCCTTCTGGGATATAATCAATCCACTTATGAAGAGAACGAATAGCAATAGCTTGGATTTTGTTACCTGCTTTGCCAGTTAAGTTTGTATCCAAACGATGCGTTCGTTTATTTTTTCTTCGGTCCATCCAATCATTTAACTGGCGTTTACTTTTAGCAACACCAATAGTGCCTAGCCAAACTGATGTTTTTCCCACTTTAATCCAAGGAATCAAGCGGGATTTGACTATAAAGCCACCATCTAAATAATGATAGTGAACCGATTTTTTTCTTTTAAGAGGCTTTGAAGGTTTCTTTTTCTTAATTAAATGCGAAAAAAGCCCCATCGTCAGACATCATATATTCGACAACTTACAGCCCAGGGATTTTTTTCGCAATAGTTTAATACTTTTTCTTTAATAGTAGGTTGTTTTTTAAACAGATTTTTGAGAAAGGAAATCATGGTTGGGTTGCGAGGGGCTCAAGGACAGCAGGGAAAGGAACTCCCTGTTGATGTTCACGTTTCCATGCTTCATCCCAGTCAGAAAGAGAATGAGCATGGAGCGAATCTTCGATGTAATCGGCAACGACATCAGCAACTACAAAACTTTCATCAGTATCCTCATATAAAAGATAATCATAGTCTTCTAAAATGATGTCGAAAGTAGAAACAGGAAATTCAACAACAAAGGCTAATTCATAATCTAAAGGCTCATTGCGAGTTGTTGAAACACAAATAAGATAGCTTCCAGTCCCAAGGGGATAATACCTTTCGTCTCCTTTATCTAAACGAGTGGGATCAAAATGATTGTATAGATTAGATTGTTTTCCCATCGCATGACCAACGTAGGGGTGATACACCTCACCGTCTTGTGTTTCAGTCAAGCTGTCTTCGTCAAAAATAGCTCTTCCTTGAATCGGATTATTATTTAAATCGTAAAAAGAAACATTAATATATTTAGGTTTTGTGCCTCCTTTGGCAAGAATAATCCAAGCAGGAGCTGAAAGATTAACTTGGAACCAATGGTTGTAGGCTCCTTCTCCATAGCCTCCGTTAGATATAAAGTTTGTGTCCGCACGACCTACTACTTTATTTTGAGGACCAAACTTACCAGTTAAATTTCTTACAGAGAGCTGATCAAAAGTTCCAACAACCAGTGGATTATTTTGAGTTCTTGATCTCTGCTGCGTAGATACACGCATATCAATACAGCCTTTTTATCTATTTTACTCTTGCTTGTTTTAGGTATTAAAAAAGCCCCATTTCTGGGGCTTTAAATTATTTTTTCTTTTTCTTTCGTGCTTTTGGTTTAACGATTTGAGGAGTCTCTTCCTCTTTCTTAGCCAGAACCTCCTGGAACACATCGTCAAATTGATCAGAAATAGTTTCCCAATCAAAAGCAGAATCAGTTACACGATCGTAACAAGCTTGTGCTGTTTCATCGAGAAGCTGTCGGTCTTCATAAAGCTGAGCCAGCAGTTCAGCGAGATGGTTGTCATCAGGACACGGCATGATGCGACCAAAGTTTGTGTCAACATCTGCGTGAAGAGAACGAATCAACTTACCGGCTCCATCAAAGATTTCCTTACAAGACGTGTGGTCTGGAACAATTTGAGCTACGCGACAAGCAGCATGTTCAAAATTAACGAGTCCCCAACCTTCTCCTTTGCAAGTGTTAACACCTACATCTGCGGTGTTGTAGATCTTATTCAGCAGTTCTACTGGGACTGAAGGAGGATGAGGATGAGGAGATGTCATCACAATCCGGTTGTTCGGATCCAAACCTTGTCGGTTCATCTCCCTAGCAAACAACGGCATGATGTCCCAGCCCTGGTCCTTCATACCCATGTGAAGAAACAGTTTAGTGTCTGGACGACCAACAGCAAACTTTGCAAAAGCGCTGACTGTAATGTCAATTCGTTTACGGAATTGATTACGGTTGCCATTGAAAACAATGAAATCGTCAGGACCAACTCCTAGTTCCTTACGTGCTTCAGCCTTATCCATTGGATAAAACTGATCTTTAGTCATTCCATGAGGAATAACCGTGATGGGAACTTTGGCCCCACTGTTAATTGTTTCTTGTGCTCCAAATTCTGTGTAACAAACAGCTGCATCCCATTCGTTAAGAGTATCTAGCAGTGCCCCATACCATTCATAGGAATCCATGGGGTAATAGCCGACAAACTTAAATTTCAGTTCATCGCGCAAATCAGCGATACGACGCCACTGTTCGTTAATGATCCAGCTGTCGTTAATCGTAAAAACAAC